CTGGTATCCATGAATGAACAGGCATTTAAACTGTGCTTGTTGGGTGCCATCGATAAGGAACTTGCTGATTTTTTCCATGTAACAGAATCAACTCTTAATTCATGGAAGATTGGACACCCAAAGTTTTTGGAGTCCCTAAAAGCTGGGCGTGAAGAAGCTGATGCGAATGTCGGTAGTCGTTTATATCAACGTGCGCTGGGTTATGAGCATCCCGACATTCATTTCAGTTCCTATGAAGGTGAAGTTACACAAACTCGATACACCAAGGTCTATCCGCCCGATCCCACCTCCTGCATCTTCTGGTTGAAGAATCGCCGTCGTCAGGATTGGCGCGATGTGGATACACGCGGAGCACTTACACCAGTCACAGTGGATGACGCCTCGCTTCTCGAACTCGCGCGCCAAGTCGCTTTTCTGATTCGTCTCGGTTCCACCATTCAAGAGCAGCAGGAACAGCAGGAACAACCTGCATCGAGGCACTGATATGCCAATGCACCGCAAGAATAAAAGCAAATGGCTGGGTGATCTGAGTGACAACCAACCATGGTTTGTGGCCAACGTGAAACGCCAGCGCAGGCGGCGTGATATTGCTTATGAATCCAGACGGGGGAACCGCACATGCCGCTGAACGCGAAAGGCCGCAAAGTAAAAGCCATCATGATGAAAAGTTATGGTGCCAAGAAAGGCAAGCGCGTATTTTACGCGAGCGAGCAGAAAGGAACGATCAAAGGAGTCACGAAGCACTGAATTATTCCGCCTCACGGCGGACTGAACAAGGAGCAGTAACCCGACTGTCTCGGGTGTTCCATAAGCAGCCAGTACGGCAAGCACAAAGCAAAGGAGCATTATCATGGCAGGCTACAAACCCACAACGAGTCTCTATGGCCGTCGTTTCGGCCTTCAAGCACTGAGCAGCGCACAAACGGGTGCCCAACGCATCCCGGTGGATTTTCTCGTCGGGGCCAACTTCGGTGGGCTTCGTCAGGAAGTTCAGGCGGCAACATCCGATACCACCGGCACCAACATCAGAGGCTGGGGTATCACGACAGTCGATACCACCACGGACGATACGTGGTTGCTCGATAACCCGATTGCCGGCGTGGAGAAATTGCTCTACACCGGATCGACTTCCACCGGCATTCGTACCATCATACGCAAAGACAGTACTTTTGCGATTCGGTCCAGCGCCAATTCCACGAACATCGGCTTAATTGCACAGGGCGGTGGTATCATGATTGGGTTGATGGGCATTTCTTCCGCCATTTATGCGTTGATGACTACGCATGGCACAACTGAGGTTGCTCTCTCGGTAACGTCGTAATCGCTTCATTCAAGGAGTAGTGATGAAGGCAGAAGGATATGTTCAATGCGAATCGCCTTAATTGGATCGGCCCCCTCATCCATCAAGTTGGCTCCTTATGGAGACCCTGTTTGGAAAATCTGGGGGTGTAGTCCCGCTGTATACCCGCAGATTCCACGTGCGGAAGCATGGTTTGAACTGCACCGATGGGAGCCACCTGTTATCGGGAAAGCCGAACAACAAGTGGCATGGTTCTCGCCTGAATACTGTCTGTGGATGGCGAGACATCCGCTCGTGTGGATGGCTGAACCTGTTCCCGAGATTCCGAACTCACGGCGTTTGCCAGCGGAAGAACTGGTTCGCAAGTATGGTCCGTACTTTTTCACCTCATCGCTGGCATGGATGTTCGCCATGGCGATTGAAGCGATATTGGATGAACGCGCCGGGATAACGCCTGCTGATCCCACCGGACCTGACAGTATCGGCCTCTGGGGTGTCGATATGGCTGCGACCGAGGAGTACGGTTATCAGCGTGCCGGTTGCCAGTTCTTTGCCCAGATCGCACAGCAGTTGGATATCCAAGTCATTGTGCCTCCCGAGTCCGATTTGTTAATGCCGGCTCCCTTGTACGGGATCGCAGAATCGGACCCTATGATGATTAAGCTCACCTCGCGCAAAGCCGAGCTACAGGGAAAGCTCGCCTATGAACAGAATGCACTCGCCGCGCATCAGCATAATGTTGCTTTCCTGCAAGGTGCCATCGATGATCTTACCTACATGCTGGGAACATGGGTGCAGCTCGACAAAGGCGGAACGAAGTTCATGGAGATTTTTGGTCAACCGACTGTTTCCGAGATCAGCACAGCAGTTGGATATCCAATTCGTCAGGGGAAACACGTTGAATGAATTCTCCCGCTTCCGAAATCGATACGATGATCGAACGGCTGGCCAAACTGCCGCCGAAGGAACTGGATAATCTCAAGAAGAACACCAAGCAGGCCATCACCGGGCGGCGTCTGAAATGGACGCCGAATCCCGGTCCGCAGACTGATGCGTATCTGTCCAAAGCCCATACGATCCTGTTTGGTGGTGAACCCGGTGGTGGCAAGTCGCAACTTGGTCTCGGTCTCTCATTCAACGATCATTGTCGTTCTCTCATCCTGCGCCGGTACTACACTGATCTTAGCGGACTGATCGCGGATGCTCTCAAGATCAACGGCACCCGTGATGGTTTCAACGGTTCTCCTCCGCCCATGCTCCGCATCAACGATGCCAAGCACATCGACTTCGGGGCTTGCGCGCGTCTTGGAGACGAACAGCACTGGATGGGTCGAGCACATGATTTGATCGTGGCCGATGAAGCGACTCAATTTCTTGAGGTCCAGATCAGGTTCCTCATGGGCTGGTTACGACACGAAGACGCGAACCAACGCTGTCGTGTTCTGTTGCCGACCAACCCTCCGTTGACCGCCGAAGGCATGTGGGTCATCAAGATGTTCGCGCCGTGGCTGGATGACAAGTATCCAAACCCCGCCTTGCCCGGAGAACTGCGCTGGGTGATCTCTGATGACGAAGGCAAGGATCGGTGGGTGGATGGTCCTGCGGCCATTGAGATCAAGGGCAAGATGGTCAAGCCCCTGTCTCGGACTTTCATTCCTTCCTCGGTCGATGACAACCCATTTTATGCGGCGGGCAGTTACCGTGACCAGTTGAACGCCATGACTGAGCCGCATCGGTCGATCCTGCTGGGCAAGTTCAAGACCGCGTTTCAGGATCAACCGAATCAGGTCATTCCCACGGCATGGGTGAAAGAAGCCATGGCCCGCTGGAAGTCCGTCCCTCCGCAGGATATCCCGATGTGTACCATGGCGGTGGATGCCTCTGGAGGCGGAAACGATCCCATGGTGATCGCCCGGAGACATGATGGTTGGTACGCGCCGAACATTCGTGTCCCGGGCAAAGAGATTCCCATGGACCGGGCGGGAGCATTTTGTGCCGGTCAGGTAATCATGTATCGTCGCAATGACGCCTTGGTGATAATCGATCTGGGCGGAGGTTATGGCAGTTCGACATTCGAGCATCTAAAGGAAAACAAGGTCGAGGTGCGCGGTTACAAAGGTGCCGAGGCCACGGCCAGACGTTCTCACGATGGCAAGTTGCGGTTCACGAATACCCGTTCAGCGGCCTTGTGGATATTCCGCGAAGCTCTGGACCCCGGTCAACCCGGTGGTTCCCCGATCCGGTTGCCGAACGATCCCTTGCTGCTGGCCGATCTGACGGCTCCTACTTTCGAGCCGACCCCGAATGGAATTCGCGTTGAATCCAAGGAAGATGTTTGTGATAGATTAGGCCGGTCCACCGATGACGGTGATGCCGTGGTCATGGCGTGGTTCGAGGGACCGAAGGAAATCACGAATGCACTGGACTGGATTGACCAGAAACAGCGTAAGCGCGGTCAGCAACCCAGAGTTGTAATGGGCAGGAGATGAAATGTCTGGGATAGCGAGAACTTTCAGAAAACATGGCGTTGATCCTCTCAGCAGACGCACTACGGCAGATTCTTTTTTGGATGAATACGGTGATATACATTCTTTAGGAGAATAATTATGGGCGGACTATTCAGCAAACCGAAAATACCCGAACCCCCTGTTGTCGAACCGCCAAAACCTATGCCGATCCCGGATGACCAGGCAATCAAGGACGCCAAGAAACGCGCCACTGGCGCGCAACGTCGCCGCAAGGGCCGGTTAAGCACGATCCTGTCCGAAACCGGCGACCTCGCGGCGCTGGGAGACTGAGTGGACATCAAGCTCTGTCGCCAGACCGCCGACAACCTGTTCAGCAAACGGGTTTCATGGCTTATGCTGATGCAGGAGATCGGGGAGAACTTTTTTCCCGAGCGAGCCGAATTCACGCTGCGACGCGAGATCAGCGACGAGTTTGCCGGTGACTTGATGAGCAGCTATCCCATTCTGACTCGCCGGGACTTGGGAGATCAGACAGGGAACATGCTGCGGCCCACGGCCAAACAATGGTTCCACCAGACCGTGGGTTTCGAGGAAGTGAAGGATATCGACGCGCGGCGTTGGCTGGAGCATCAGACCACGGTGCAGAAACGCGCCATGTACGATACTCGTTCCCAGTTCACCGGTGCCATGAAACAGGCGGATCACGATTACATCACGTTTGGAAATGATGTGGTGAGCGTGCGTCTCAACCGCGTTCGCAATGGCCTGTTGTACCGTTGTTATCATCTGCGCGATGTCGTGTGGATGGAGGACGAGGACGATGAAATCTGTTTCATCGCCCGCAAGTGGAAACCGCACGCCGTCGATCTGAAGCGGTTGTTCGGTGCCAAGAATCATCCATCGCTGGATGGAGAAGTGCGGACCAATCCGTTCGGGGAAGTCGAGTGTCTGCATATCATGATTAAGTCGGAACTGTTCGATGGGGATTCCCGGGGCCGGCCATTCTTCTCGATCTACCTCGACACCCAGCATGGCGACCATGTGCTGGAACAACAATCCGTCTGGAACCGTGAATATTGCATTTCGCGCTGGCAACGCGTCTCGAACTCGCAGTATGCTCTGTCGCCTGCGGCTCTTGCGGCGCTTCCCGAGGCTCGGTTGTTGCAGGCCATGACCTACACGTTGTTGGAAGCCGGCGAGAAACTGACCAATCCTCCCATGATCGCCACGCAGAACGTCGTGCGTTCAGACATCGCCATCTACGCTGGCGGTGTGACGTGGGTGGACGAGGACTATGACGAGAAGCTGGGAGAAGCATTGCGTCCGATGGCGCTGGATGCCAAGGGAATGCCGATTGGCATCGACATGCAGAAAGACGCGCGGCTGATGATCGCGCAGGCATGGTTTCTCAACAAACTGACGTTGCCGATTCGTGGTCCGGAGATGACGGCTTACGAAGTGGGTCAGCGTATCCAGCAATATATTCGCGACGCCCTGCCGATCTTCGAGCCGATGGAGTATGAGCGCAACGGACAGATATGCGAGATGACATTCGACATCATGTTCCGGGCCGGTGGTTTTGGTTCTCCGATGAATATCCCAAAAGCCCTGCAAGGTCGTAACGTGACTTACCGCTTCGAGAGTCCGTTACATGATGCTATCGAAGAACAGAGAGGCCAGAAATTCCTCGAAGCCAAGGAACTGGTGACTCAAGCCCTGACCATCGATCAAAACGCGATTGTCGAATTGGATGCACGCACCGCGCTGCGTGAGGCGCTGATCGGTATCAAAGCTCCAGCCACGTGGCTGCGCGACAAGTCAGAAGGGGACCGCATGGTCGAAGAAAAGAATGAACAGATGGGAGCCGAACAAGCCTTGGCCTTGGCACAACAAGGGGCTGATGCGGCCGCTACGGCTGGCAAGGCCGGTATCCCGTTGACAGCACAGGCGGCGTAATGGCCAAGCAGGATCACGCACCGTGGAAACCTCCGGCATGGGAAGAAGCCGATGCCTATGCTATCAAGGCGTTAATGGAAGGGACTGCTTCGGCAGACATGCAACGGCGAGCGATGGATTGGATCATCAAGAACCTCTGTGGCACCTACGACATGGTGTATCATTCCGCCAGTGACCGGGACACGGTATTTGCAGCAGCGAAACAATTTGTGGGGCAACAGATTGTGGCCATGCCACAAAAGTTGCGAATCGTAAAATCAGCAAGGAGCGAGAAAGATGAACATGCTTAGATCGTTGTTTTCGTATATGAGTCCGGAAGGTGATGGCATTGGTGGCGGTGGTACGCCGCAATTCGATTCCGCTGCGGCTAAGACGTTTCTTTCCGAGTTTGTGCCTGATCCAAAGTTATTGGATTCCATGGACGAAGCTGGCCTCAAGGGATATCACCAGCGCGTCACCCAGAATCTCGACAAGGTTCGCCCCGCCGGCAAGTGGCCGGACAAATGGCGCGAGTCGTATGCCGATGGAGACGAAAAAAAGATTTCCCGGCTGGCCAAGTATCCCGGTCCCGCTGATGCTTTCAACGCCCTGATTGCGGCGCAGAACAAGATTTCCGAGGCTGGCCTGAAAGAACCGTTCCCTTCCAAGGGCACGGTGGATGAACAGAACGCATGGCGCACCGCGAACAGTGTGCCGGAAACCCCTGATAAGTACGACCTCAAATTCGATGACGGTTTCGTGGTTGGTGACGAGGACAAGGAACGTACTGCGTCGTTCCTGAAATCCGCCCATGCATTGCATCTGCCGAACGAGGTGACCAAGAATCTCATTCGCTGGAGCTACGCCCAGCAGGAGGCCGAGCTAACGGCCCAGAACGAAGCCGACAAGACATTGGCCTCGGCGTCACAGGAAGAATTGCGGACTGAATGGGGCGCGGATTACAAGGGCAACATGAACGTGATCCACGGCCTGCTCGATCTGGCCGGCAATGATGACGTGAAGAACGGTATTTTGGGCGGACGTATGGCGGACGGAACCCCGATCTTCGCCAATGCCGGTGCGCTCAAGTGGCTGGCGCAACTGGCTAGAGAAATCAATCCCGTCACGACATTGGTGCCTCCGGGAACAGGTGATATTGGAGCCGCCATCGGTGACGAAATTGCCAACATCGAGAAACTGATGGGCAACAAGGCCAGCGATTACTGGCGTGGTCCTAAAGCTGAGAAGATGCAGGAACGCTACCGGCAACTCGTCGCCGCGCGCGATAAACAGAAGAACAAAGCCGCGTAACTTTTCTTCCCTCCAAAGGACTTTCGCCCCGGCATGTCCGGGGCTTTTTTTGTTGGACGCTTTTGCGTCTTGTTCTTGTCCCAACGATGTGAGTAGATAGTCGTGTTACCGGCTACTCCAGTGGACCCGGCAACAGAAATACCAGAGCACGGCCCCGGAACACCAGAGTCAGACCCTCACGGTCACCCTGACGAGGCACATAACGGTCACTCCGAGCGACGGTTGTAAAATCGTTACTTGAAAAAAGGAGGCCGTCAATGGCCGCAACAGCTTTCCAGATACAATATAGACAGGAGTTCATCGCCGGCTTCGAGCAGCATCAGACTCTCACGCGCGACTTTGTAACCACCGAAGCGGTCATTAAGGGCAACACGGCGGTCTTTCTCGTGGCCGATTCCGGCAGCGCGGAAGCTCAGTCTCGTGGCACCAATGGTCGTATCGTTCCGCGCTCCGACAACAACACGCAGAATTCATGCACGCTGTCCGAGTGGCACGATCTGGTCGAGAAAACGAATTTCAATATCTTCGCTTCTCAGGGTAACCAGCGCCAGATCATGCAAATGACGACCATGGCCGTCATCAACCGCAAGATCGACAGCCAGATCATCACGGAGCTGGATACCGGCACTGTGGTTATCGGTGCTGCTGGCACGATCCCGTCCGTTGATCTGTTCCAGAACGGTCGTGTGAAACTCTCGAATGCCTCGGTGCCGTGGGATTCCAACATCACCCTTCTGTGCACCGCATCCTTCATCGCTTATCTGGAGCAGGCTCCCGAGTTCGCCAGTGCGGACTACGTGAACATGCGCCCGTATGCGGGAGAAGCCGATGCGGCGTGGCGTGACAAGCCCATGTCGTATCGGTGGCGCAATGCCCTGATCTGTGAGCATCCCAATCTTCCGGGCAAGGGAACGGCGAGCGAAACTTCGTTCCTGTTCCACAAGTCCGCGATTGGACACGCCGCCAATACGGCTGGCCTCGATAGCGCGGTCGGCTATAACGAGGAACAGGCGTACTCGTGGGCGCGTGCCTCGATGGACATGGGTGCCAAGGTTCTCCAGAACGCCGGGATTGTGAATATTGTTTCTGATGGCACTGCCTACGCCTAAGAGATAACGATCTGAGCGAAATTTAAATTTACTGAAAGGAGCATAAAATGTCTTATTCAGGCGCAACAGCAGCGAGCAGCATTGCCAATCCCCCGGTCGCCGCCGTCAGTTATCTCGGTGGTGGCGCCAACTCCACGGCTCATGGTCAGGCCGCTGGAAAGGGAACCAAGACCCTGTGGCTGTATGCCACGTCCGACGAGGCCACCAATCTCCGCGACACGAGTTATTTCACGGACGGTTGGCAGTTGGGGATGCGTCCCGGTGATTTCGTGATGTACACGTGTTCCACTGGTTCCTCGATCAGCGTCGGTTTGGGTGTTGTCAGTTCCGCGTCCAGCACGTCGGGAGCCATGCTCGGTTCAACGGGCGGCGTTCTCAGCTCCACGCGGTAACGTCGAGTTGCAGTACGGTGGTGGAGCCTTAGCTGCTCCACCATTTTCAACGTCAACAAGGAGAGTCATCATGGCCGAGCAATTCGCAAAAGAGCAACCCATCCTGATGCCGGCGCGCATGAAACTGCGCGAATACATCCAGCGGGATTTCGTCGTCATCGTCGATCCCAAGATCACGCAGGAACACCTGAAAGAACCGTCGTTCTGGGCCTTGGTGGCGGCGCAGTTCGTTCCCATGTCGCGTCTCATCGTGTACCCGGACGACAACAGCTTCTACGCCGAGTATCTGGTCGTATCCTGCGACAAGAACTGGGCCAAGGTGCATGAACTCAACTTCAAGAAGCTCACCGAAGGCGCGAATGAAGTATTGCCCGGTGAGTTCGACATCAAGTGGCGCGGCAATCACTATCTGCATTCAGTGATCCGCAAGTCGGATGGCGCGATCATCCGCGATCAGTTCAAGACCCGCGACGAAGCTGACCTGTGGCTCAAGGGGTACGTCAAAGCCGCGTAAGGAACTTTCATGTCCACGAGCAGGCTCAAGCTGTATAACGATGCCCTGACCGCCTGCGGCGAATCGCATCTGGCTTCACTCACGGAAGATCGGGAACCGCGCAGGCTGCTGGATCACGTCTGGGATAATGACGGCATTAAAAATTGTCTCGAAGCCGCCCAGTGGAAGTTCGCCACCAAAGCCGCGCAACTGGATTACGATCCCGCTTACGATCCCGAGTTCGGTTATCGACGCGCCTTCGAGAAAGCCTCCGACTGGATTCTGACCTGCGCGGTATGCAGCGACGAGTTCTTCCAAGTTCCTCTCCTTCAATACAATGAAGAAGCCGGTTTTCTTTACTGCGATCTCGATCTGATCTACGTCAAATACGTGTCGAACGACCCGGCTTATGGCGGCGATATGTCGAAGTGGACATCGCGGTTCGCGGATTTTGTGGCGGCGCACTTCGCCTCGAAGATCGTCTTGAAGCTGACTTCCGATCCTGACAGACAAAAGAATGTTCTCGCGCTGCGCGAGAAATATCTGCGTCTTGCCACTAATATCGATGCCATGGCCGGACCGACGCAGTTCCCCCCGGAAGGCAGTTGGGTTTCCGCGCGTCGTAGTCGCGGGCGAAGCTGGAGAAGTCGCGGCACCGATAACATCCCGACGTAAGCGCCATGGCACAAACTTACGCCCTCTATGCTCTCAACAGAGGACTGGTTTCAGCTATGGCGTTGGGACGCACCGATCTCAAGCGCCTTGCTCTATCCGCTGAAACCTACACCAACTGGGTGCCACGCAAGCTCGGCCCCATGAGCCTGCGACCCGGAGGAAAATATCTTGGTAGTTCCCAGAGCGATGCCGCCGCACGATATCTGGAATTTATTTTCCGCACGAATGACACGGCCATTGTCGAATTCACCAATCTGATAATGCGTGTCTGGGTGGATGACGCATTGATTACC